TCCTTAATTCTATATTCGGTGTCCTTATGAATCCAATCTATTCCTCCCAGATCATCAATCGCCCGAATTACATTTAAAACTTCCCAAAGTTGTTCTTTAAAAGTCATAACTATCTTCCCCTAAACTCCAAGATGTTTGGTAGCATCCAAATAAACCGCAATATCTTGATAAATTCCATGTACAATTTCTTTGGTCACCGTGGCAGTAACTTCAAAAGACCCAATAATCGGTACGCTAATCGTGACAGTTGTTTCCAAGGGAAAAGGGAGGGTCTCCAAGGCCCTCATTACAATACTATCTCTGGCTATCTGTGCCGCCAATAAGGAATCAGCATTTGCCGGATAGTATGTTTCCGGCTGTTGCAAATCCCAAAACTGACCGTCAAACTCCCGATACAAATCCTTACACATCTCAATGATTTCACCAAAAAATGACATTAGTTAATTTCCTTTTAATAAACTCCTATCGGCGTAAATTTACCCCGCTAAAATTACAAACGGACTTCACTAAATTCTGACAATCTTGCATAACGTTTAAGTAATTTTTTGACGTCTTCATCAATTTCTAACGCCTGTAATTCGCCGCCAGCAAGAGTTGAAATATAAGTAGCAAGATCTTTTAATCCATATTTATGTATCGGTGTATGAACAACCATTGGAAGTGGACGATCAATTACACCATTTAACGCAAATAATCTTGGCACTGCAATTCGATTAATAGTTGTCGCTATAGCATCATACCAGCCCTCAAGACAGATGTAAAACATATCTGTCTGCTCTTTAGCAAGCGCATAGCTTCCAGTACGTTCCATACCAAGCATAATAAACTGAGCAAGAACTGTAACAGCAATCTCTTTGTTATAACGATTAATAACTTCGGTTGTATTCATCGTTCTTGTTCCAGGAGATCCAACAAGTTTAAATTCCCATCCAAAAGGTGTAATCAATCCGTCCATTTCATCACGACGAATATTCGTGATTAGGTTTTTCACAGCAGATACAATGTTTTTCGTATCTGGATCATCACTTCCAAGATCAAAACCTTCTGGAGGTGTAAAATGTGGCATACCAGTTAAATCTCGCTCGATACCAATAGCCTCTAATTCTTCAATGCCTTTTTTGAAATACCATGGACGGAAGGCGTTTCGTAAAATGCTTCTACCTTCAGGATTTTCTCCATTAGATTCAGTCGTGAAGTGTAAAAGTCTACTTCTTGGAATATGATATCGTTTATAATTCGGTGCAGGTCTTTGGTAATATCCTTGTAAAACACCATTATCATCCAAATCCCAACCGTCAAAAGATGACTGACTACGAAAACCAAATTTCTTCCAGCAGATTTTCATATCATCACGACGCATATACACAGTTTCAAAAAGTGACCATCCATAAGTTAGACACGATAGTATGTCTGATATAAACTCTCCCCAAGAACGATCCATATTTCGCATATTATCACGTAAAAACTCAGTATCTTCTTCTTTTCCACCCTTACTATTTTGTGCATCCCAACGAGCTTCTCTGAGAATTTGCGTGATAGCATGCATACAAGCCCCAATAATAGGATCATTATCTCGCATTTCACGGAATTTTTTAACTCCGTTTGTGCCTCTAAGTGATACTAAAAACTCTTCATAGATGTGTTCATGAGACCAAGCATACCCTGGCTTTCCAATTGATACAAAACTCAACGGTGTTCGTGCCATATTAATGTCCTTTATGTATGAAATAAATCAAATTTAGAGGATTTGGCGGTATCAGAACGCCCTTTTACTACTAAATCCCATCCCTTTTTCTGCGAGAATCCTGAATTAGCCTTACCAAAAGAAGGAAATACGATTACATTAAATTCATCAGCACAAAATTCATCTTCGAGGTATGCATACATAAGCGCGTCCAAATAATCAGGTGATCTTTCCATTGATTCTTTTGCTTGGATTAAAATTTTTCCATTTTTGATTTCGTATAACAGATTTCCTGCTTCAACAAGAAGTCTATCAGGAATCTTATCAATATATAAAAACGGAAAAATATCTCTTAGATTCCAATATCCTAAAGCACGTAAATTCGTAAAAGTTGTTTTATCTTCTTCAGGTACCGCAGCTTGTCCAATTACAGGAGATACAATTCGTGGATACAGGCGTTTAAGATTGTCATAAACACCAGCACCGATGCCTACAGAGTCAACTTTTACACTTTCTGGATTATATGCCATCATATGCTCTATAGCCCAGTTGGTAACGTCTGGAACATCACTAATACCACCAGCTAAAGGTTTTTCAACGAACTCCAGAACTTTGTATCCACGGCGAATGCATAAAACAGATTTATTGGTAGTACGTCCAATATCCAATCCCATCTGTATCGGAACACGATTCGTCCGGTTGTCATACATGTCACGAGAATTATTCCGCATTTTTTCGATATCTTCTGGAGTAAAAACCATGCTGACATCAGCTGTAGGAAAATCTCCAAGAACTTTTATTTGGTAAATTGGATGCTCTCTACCGTATCGAGCTTCCATCATCCGAAGATATCTTTCTTCTACAAATTTGGAATGTTCACTGTTTACATGTACAAGTTTATATAATCCACGCATTTCATAATTATTAAAAACGTCATAAAAATATCCATGAAGTCGAGTAGGATTTCCGGTTAATATGCAATAGGCTTTCTTACCTGTTAAAGCACCTTCGATAGCTGGAAAAACTGCATCTGGAACACCTGAAGCTTCGTCGACTATATATAATAAATTTTCTGCCGCATGAAATCCCTGCAATCCTTCAGCTACAGCACCAGCAGGTGAAACTCTCGCTGTTCTTGCAACAGCATACCAGTCTGGTGCATACTTTTTGACTGCCAAGCGTTCTGACGTCCAGACAAGAAGTTCACCTAAAAATTCACTTTCACGCATATTTTTATGATGCTCGGCCCAAAGTATATCTTTTAACTGATGCTGACTTGGAGCAGTTGTGGGGATTCGGCAAAAAGGCTTCGTTGCCAAGAACCAGGCTGTAACATCACCAACCCAAAAAGATTTACCTACACCTGATCCCGCACGTATAGCTATAAAATGATCATTAACTAAAGATTTAAAAGCATCTTTTTGCCAATCATCATATGTGTGATGTAAGATATCCTCCCCAAATTCTTGTGGGTTTTCTTCATAAAATTGAAGTGCCTCAATTGTCAGATTCTTCATCTACAAGCACCAAATCTTTTATATCTCTGGCTTCATTTAAAACAACTGGAGTTACGTCAATTGCTTCTTCAACAACTACTGCATCCTCTGGACGTACGTTCTTTTTGTAGCGCTTTTCATATGCTTCAACAATTCTATCCGCTAAATCCAAGACAGCATCTTTACTATCTTGCGCTGAAACGCCAGCAGTTTTCAGAACATCCCAAATATTTTGATTACGTAATGTATTAGATACCGGATTAGCTTCTACAGGATTACCGTCTTCATCCGTCTTACCATTACTTCCCATAGTTCCATGTACAACAACTTCACGAGCCATCTCAGCCGCCTCAACCGCAGTTGCTTGAATAATTTCCAACGCATTACTCCTGGACTGCATATACATTTCATCCACTTTTGCACGTAATGCGTAAAGCTCATTAATAAACAAGGGATCTTTATTTTTTAAGAAAGATAAGTGGGATGCGGACATTCCCAGGGATCGACATATCTCTACATCCGCCTCCCCTGTCACTAACCTTCTGATAATTTCTCGATGTTTGTCGGTCAGACTTTTCAGATTTCTGTGGTACATCGCCTTTCTCCCTTATCTCCTTAATCAAGTCTCTCAATTCGCTCATCGGACTTCCCCCATTGTCTCTATTATACCGCGGAAAACGCTTTTTGTCAATAAAAAAATAATCAAAAACTACGAATCTCAACACTTTGATGTCAACGCTTATTTTGATGCTAATGATTACTTTGATTATCAATGTATATTTTGGATTTAATTTCGAGATGGCATACTGTATATGATACAAGAAAAAACCTGCATTTTATTACGTATGAACAGAATTATGTTATGATGGGCTGGGTGATATGATATAAGAAATGTTATGACGAAATTATATATATGATATGGAGTGATATGATATTGAGAATTATTTGCAATAAGGAAGTAGACAAAAAGAAAGAGACAAGATGTTTAGTCTTGTCTCTTAGGTGGTGGGGAATGTGCGGAGTGCTGTAAGATGTTAGGTTAACATCTTAGCGGAGACTATGAACCTGCGGCCTTGCGAAGTTTGGTGGTTGTAACTTTGATTACTTTCTTGACACGTTTCTTGCGCTTCATCTTATCTTCAAACGCAGTTATCAGGGCCGAAATATCCAGTGTTGGATCTTGTGCTCTGAGATATGCGGTGGTAGCTTTGACAAGTTCTTTGTTTTTGCTTGTCAATGCTTCATATACCTTTTTATTCACAAGTGGACTGGAACTTTCAGTGATACCTTGTTTGGCTTTTTCTGAGGAAGCAAATTCATTGCGGGCGTCCGTCTTCCTTTGCCGCCAGACATTAATGAAGTCCTGATATGATATGACTTCCTTTGCGGCCAGAAAAGCCTTGTATCCAGCTTCATCTGGTGTATACCAAGCCCAGATAACTTCACCAAGCGGCATACGGTTTCCGTCTTTGTCAACGTAGTTTACAGGTATTAACATTTTACCGAAACCGGTTCTTATTTGTTCCATTAATTCAATAGCCATTGTAATAATCTCCTATATGATATGTTAAAGGTTAAGATCAAAACTCCTGAACACAGTTTCCATATGTCTTTTCTCCTATGACCGTTTAGGTGTTTATCAGATTCTTAGGATTGCATATAATCGGAGTTAGCTAAAGAGTTAGCTATATCCGAAGTACCAGCCAAACGCTCTTTAAGTGTCTGTACTTCTGTTTCAAGATCATTTATACGATCTTCCAATTCCTCAATCTTTTCAGTGTTTTTATCCATTGTTTTTTTCTCCTTTTCTATTTTAGTATAGATGCTAATATCATGCCAAATTTAACATCATATTAAAAATAATATCAAACGGCCAAATAGCTGATATTATTATGATAATCAAGATAACTACGATTATCAAGTCACTACACGTTTAATCCAACTGTTAAAAAGTTTAATATGATAGTAAAACATTTAACAGGTAAAAAATCTATAATATCAAACAGTTATCTGATTTTACAAATAGCTATTAAAACTTTTATCATACGGCAAGTTTTATGCCAACTTGATTACTTTAATAATTAAAGTAAGTCCAATATATAACTTGGCACGAAATATAACCTGGCATGAAGTATGCATTATCAAAGACCGTGCCAAATCAAAAACCAGGTCACAAGTGATAACTTTGATTATTTGAGAAAAGTTTCACAAAGTAACGCCTTATACGGAATCATATATAGACATCATCTCCCCAGATGATCCTTCCAGATGATCTATACAAATCATGTCGCTGAGTCATGTCGTTGGATGATCTCCATTGATCATGTCGATACATGATCTCCTGAAAACATCTCAACGTCGGGATGTCATTGGATCATCTCCCACATTGATGTCGGTAGGTGATGTCGTTGGATCATGTCGACAAATGCAGGGGAGTCATGTCGACCTCTAACTTATTGAAATAATTAATAAAACCTATAACTTATTGAAATAATTACCAAATACAATTAAAAAACGACTTGACAAAACAGTGCAAAACGCCTTTCTGTAACCTATTGAAATTATTGCAAAATTTTTTCGCGTTTTAGAGTTATCCCAGAATTTGTTTTTAAAGTGCCCTAAGTGCCTGAAATTATTACAATTTGCAATTTTCACAATTATCGCCCTATAGGGGTCTCCCTTTTTTGTCTAACCCCGCCTGATGCCTGTCTGTCATTCTCGTAGTTTTACCCCGCTAAAACGCCAGTGGCTTGTGATCCTTCCATGTGCTCATGTCCCTCATGTCTCCATGTCCTCATGTCCTCATGCCTATCTTCCTTTCTCACCAGCTGGGGGTAATTGTGTTTGTTTCATGTGTCTATATATAGATATATA